CAGGTCATACACCTTGTCGGCGTGGTAGGTCGGCTCGGTCTCGGAGGATTCGATGACATTCCGGACATCCTCCGGAAGCGCGTCCTCGCCAATGCTCTCCTTCGTCACGATGCACAGGACATTGCCCATGGGATCGCGGCGAATGACATACTGGTCGATATGGAACACCCGCATCTTGCCCTCCGTGTCGAGGTACAGCAGGGCGTTGCCAGTGATGATGAGGTGCTTGATGGCCTCAAAGACCTTGACGCGCAGGCCATTGCGCTCGATCTCAGCCATGACCGCCTGCTCGATGCGGGCCAAGGATTCCTCGACCTCGCCCATCTGCTGCGGCATCTGCTGAAGCATGGCCAGCTTGAACTCATCCAGCGTCAGCCGGAAGAAGCTGGCATTCGGGGGCAGCAAAGCCAGCAGGAGCTTGGCCGCGAGGTTGTTGACGCCACGCGCCCCAAGCCCCTGATAGGGGGTAGGCAGGGTTTCGTGCTTGGTGTGCCCCTCGTCGGTCAGAACGGAGGGGATGGTCAGCTTGGCGCACGACCTCGCTCGATCCAAGAACGGGCGACGATCCGTCTCAAGCTTGGTATAGAGCGCCTGAAGCGATTCCATGGTCACACCGAGTTAACCGGACGAAGGGGGATGACAAGTTGGTTCGTGCCCAGACGAGATGCCGCGCTACGCATGGAAGCCTGCGTAGGATCGGCGGCAATCTGCGCGATGTACGGCTCCGGGGCCGGGGGCGGAGGCGGCGGGGGAGGCGGCATCGGCGGAATGTCAGGTGTCGAACACATTGTCTTGCTGTTCTCTGTATCTCTCGATGAGGTAAATGATTACAGAGCGTTGGCCCGCAGCATACATGATGTCCTCCATGGACTCGCCACGCCTTGCACAACGATCCGGGTACAACGCAGACAGGAACTGCAAAAGATCCTTACTGATTGCAGGGCAAGGCTTTACAGCATCCCCGTACTGAAAGAAGTCTCCGGGTTCGTAGACGGCCATATCAGCTCTCCTTGTCTTGCAGGTCGCGGCTCTGGTAGGCGGCCAGCAAGATGATCGAGTAGTTGATCAGGTCAAGGATAGTGTCCTCGAACGACTCGTCCTTGACAGAGTACTCAGTCTGCGTCTTGACGAAGGTGGCAAGACGAGACAGCTTGTCGCCCATGCGAACGACAAGACCCTGTTCCACAGTCCCAAGATCCAGCGCCTCGATCTGGCGGAAGTTGCGGTACGGGTCTTCCGCCGAGGCGTAGTCAGCGGCCTTCTGCTCCATGATCATGCAGGCGCGGACGCAGGTGTCTTCGTGGATGTCGAGCGGGCGGACGATGGGACGAATCTTCAGGGGTTCCATAGCTTTACGAACTCCGATTTCTCGTGGTAGTCGGTGGGTCTTTTCAGGATGTAGGCAAGCCGCGCCTGCCGCAGGGCGTCCTTCTCTTCAAGGCCAGCCTCAGCGTAGGCACGAGAGACCGTGGCCCAAGAACACTCGGCGTCCAGTAGACGCTCGGCCTTGACTGGGCCACAGCCCGGGCAGCCAGCGTATCCGTCAACCCTGTCTCCAGTCAAGACTTGGGTCAGGAAGTAGCGGTAGCCCTGCTCCGGAGAGATCTCGGTGATCTCGTCGGTGTTCGGGTTGTAGTGCTTGCCGGGGATCTGCTTCATGTCCTTGTCCCACGACACGATGATGTCCCCAGCACGGCAGCTCAGGCCGAGGCAATCATCCGCCTCAAGCCCACGGCGCACCATGGTCTTGTATTCCTTCTTTACCCACTCGACCACGCCTCGATAGGCAAGCGGCTTGCGCCCAGTTCGGTTGGCCTTGTAGCTGGGATCCACCTTGCGGCGGAAATTGTCCTTGTCCGAAAAGCAGACCAGCACCGAGGAGGTCTTGAACTTCTTCTGTAGGCGCAGTACCTCGCCGTCAAACAGAGTCTTCACCGACTTGGCATCCGAGTGGAGTGTCCACATATCGTTGCCCCAGTCGATCTCAGTCTCGGCTGCGGAAGTCAGGCGGTAGACGACGAGGTCGCCATCAATCAGGATCGTGCTCATCGGCTGAATCGTACCTTCTTCAGCTCCTTCAATTTGAGGATCAAGGTTTGTTTGCGCTTGGGCGGATGCTCACCAAAAATAATGCAGCGTGCCACTTTGATTTGCGGCCCCTTGATGGCGCACTCATCACGGTGCTCAAGGAATTCCAAGGCTGTACTACCACTGGCTTCCCAGCGCCATACCTTACCAGCCATGCAGCGGATCGAGCCACCGTACAACATCCTGACCTCTTCAAGGATTGGCTTGTAAGTGTTGGTGATCGATACGCGGATGCCGCGTCCATCCCAGTACACGCAACCCTCGCCATCAAAGAGACCGTCAATGTATCGTTCGCTGTGCAGCATGAGCTTGGAGCTTAGTGCGTCTCAGCCCAAGTCCTGCCAATCTTTGCGTCTCCCGCCATGGGGATTCTCAGGTTTAGGCGTACACCTGCATCCACAATGCTTGCCTTCAAATCGGCTGCAACTACCTCCGCTGCTTTGGCCTCACACTCAAACTGCATCTCGTCATGCACATGAGCCACGAGGTAGGCAATACCCTGCACCCGGTCACAGGCGAACACTGTAGCCTGCTTCATGACCACAGCCCCAGCGCATTGCAGCAGGGAGTTCAGGGCTGCGTGCTGGTTGCGGACAGGGATGGGCCTGCCGTCCAAACCACGCAGGGATCCGTTGCGCTTGGCCGTGTCCTTGACGGCCAACAGCAGGTCCGCATAGGCAGGGATGGCACGCATGAACTTGGCACGCATGGCCTTGCCCTCCTTCTCGCCTCCTCCAACGATCTCCCCCATCTTGGCATCGCCTGCCCCGTAGAGCAGGGCGTAGATAAAGGTCTTCGCCTGCGCTCTCGTAGGCAATCCAGCAGCCTTCTGGTTGGCGGTGTGGATGTCACCATTCAGCACCTCACGCCCGTAGGCTCCGTTGTCGTACCGAGCTAGGTAGTGGGCGAACAGGCGCAGCTCTAGGGCGGCAGCGTCACAGCCCACCAGCACCCAGCCTTCGGGTGCATGGAAGAGACTGCGGTACTCCGGCTCCTTGGGAACCTGCGCCATGTTGGGGCCGCTGTGTGTGCAGCGCCCAGTCACTGTCCCGTTGTGGTTGCAGTAGCCGTGGATCCTTCCGTCCGGCTTGACCTGCTGAATCCAGTTCTGCTGCCCTTCGGCTAGCTGGCCGAGCCGCTTCTGAATCAGGAACCTCTCTGCCAACGGCTTGGCCTCGACAAAGGGCAGCGCCTCCAGCACGGACTCGTCCACCTTCGGCTCGCCTGTCTCGGTGAACTCCTTGGGTACCCAGCCGTACTTCTCCCGCAAGGCACGGGCGATGTGGTGCCGACTGCCGGGGTTGAAGGCAGTCATCTTGACCCGGCGCTTCTTGGTCTTGGGAGTCTCGTACTCGTCCACGAACGGGGGGAAGATGGCGGCCAGCTTCGCATCGATCTCGGCCCTCTGTCCCATCAGCTTGGCCGTCAAGTTCTCAGCCGCTGGGCGGTTGAAGCTAAGACCACGGCGCATCATCGCGTCAATGCGGGCGGAGAACCTGTGCTCCAAGTCAATGGCCGTAAGCTGGCACGGGGTGTCATCGATCTTGGCATACAGGCGAGCAGTGACCTCGGTGTCCCTGATGCAGTAGTCCAACATCTCTTGGCTGAACTCTTTCCAGTCCGTGGTCTTGGCGAACTCGCCCTTGTGGTGGCCCAGCCTGTAGCCCCACGCTTCCAAGGAATGCCTACCGATCATCGCGGGCGGGAAGTCCTTGCGATTGAAGTCACGCTCGCGCAGGTCAGGCCACAGCAGGTGGCTCAGCACCAAGGTATCCACCACACTGCCCGTGTACCGCAGGCCGTACAGCTTCTCGATGACAGGCAGGTCGAAGCCTTGCAGGTTGTGCCCGATCAGGCCGCCGTGCTCGGCAAAGATCTTTTCGATCTCAGCTTTGGTTGGGCCGACAAATACAGTTACCGTGCCAACCAGATCCCGCAGCACGATGCAATGGATCTTGGTGCATTCGTCCAGCAGACCATCGGTCTCGATATCTAGGATCATCAGAAGTCGCGCTCCTTGGCCGCCTCTTCGAAGGCGGTTACTTCGCGCAGCCTACCAGTATCAGGCTCGTACCGCAAAGCACCTGCCGTCCCAGTCTCGCCGCTGAAGCGGTTCTTCAGGATGCGGATGGTCGTGATGTTCTTGGACTCGTCGTCCTGCTGGTCGCGCTCCAGACCAATCACCATGTCCGATAGCTGGGCGATGGCTGCCGATCCACGGAGCTGGGCTAGGCTGGTCTGCGCTCCGTTCTCGTGGCCCTTGCCTTCGGGCCGCTTGAGGTGGGAGACGAGGATCATGCCCATGCCAGTCTCCTCGACGAGGGACCGGAGGGCGGTCATCGTGCGGTCGATCAGCCTGCGCTCGTCGCCCTCATCCATGCCGGAGACCACGATGGACAGGTGGTCCAGCACCACCCACCTACAGCCGCAGCTCTTGTGCAGGAAGCGGATGCGGTTGAGCAGGTTGTCTGAGTCCAAGCTGCCGAAGTGATCGTAGAAGAACGCCTTGTCCTCCCCGATCAGGCGGTCGAACGGCTCCTTGATTTCGGTGGGATCGAAGCCCTTGATGTGCAGCGGCTTGTTGAG